ATAGAATTTATATCTTGGCTAACTATTTCTTTTTTAAGATACTGCCATAGTTGTAATGTAATAGATGCATCTTTCTCTGCATATTGACCTACATACATTGCAGGTAACTTATACATCTCACCTTTAGGATCAATACCCCATTCTTTTGCAGCAGCATACAAAGCAGATTCATCTTTGCTTTGACCCGTATATCTTTTTGCACAAGTATTTAAATCATAACGTAGTTGATTCTCATCACACAGAGCTGCAGCAATCATGGTATCTACGATTCTACCATTTATCTGTAAACCCATTGATCTTAACCAACACACATCATACATTGCGTTGTGAAATATTTTAGTTGATTCTGATTTTAAAACATTTGCTAACCATTTTAAAACCATGGCTCTATCCATATTACCACCACCGCCATGAGCAATCGGATAATATCCACACCACCCTTCTACAGCAACAGCAATACCAACAACCTCACCATTTTTTGTAATAGCTCCAGAACCTAGTTTAGTTAGATCAGGGTCTTTTGTTTCTAAGTCAATTGCTACTTCATGATGATCACTTAGATCAGGGAACTCTTCTGGTGGTAGCCATTCAGTTTGTGGTTTAAATATTATCTTCTGCATTTTTCTTAATCCTTTTTACGTTATTTAATTGTTCTATATCTTCAAAAGGCACCATGGTGATCTTATCAAGTCTTCCTTCTCTCTGGTAGACTTGATAAACTCCCTTACCTTTTTGAAAATTTTTTTCTTCTAGTTTCTTAGTTACATGATTTAGTAGTTCTTCTCTATCTACAACTAGCCAATATTCTAATCTTTCAAATACAATATAGTCAGCTAAACCTTTTACCCAACCAGGTTTACCTCTAACATTTGTACCTTCGACCCAAGCAATATCGTCTTGAGTTTTATTATCCCAACGATTTACTTTCTTCATGCCTTTGATATCAAACTTTAAAAGTTCATTCTCTAATACACCTTTTAGATCCCAGTGTTCGTGCATGTCTTGATAATCATTTGCCCATACTGGATCCGTTAAATGTTTTGCAAATTTTTCTTCTGTTATCTTTGCTTGTTTTTTAAATTCTTGCCAAGTCATGAATAATCCCTTTCTAATATCATTTCTAAATAGTGAATTGCTTTTTCTATATCTTGTCTCTTTCCTTTTGACTGATGCCTACAAATATATTTTATGGCATTACCTTCTGCAAACAAAAGTTTATTTTCATTTATAAACTCTGCTGGTTGAATTTTCATAGATTGGTAGTGCTTCCCGCCAACCTGCTTTTCTAAAGCATCGTAAGTCGTTCCTTTAAATATATCTTTATTTGTCATATGACTTCCTCCATTGGGTAACATTTATTATCATCTTTAGGTCTTATAATATGTAAATGTTCTTTTGTTCTTGTAGCACCTACATAGAATAATCTTGTTTCATCATCTTGATTCTTGTCATATGATCTTTTGGTATTGGTTGTTAAATCTGTCAGTAATACAACATTATCTTCTTCTCCACCTTTTGCACTGTGTATTGTAGATAATTTGATCCGTGGTTCTTGGTTCAACATCTCTCCATTACGTTTCATACGTCTTATATAATTAATTCTTTTTTCACCTGCTTGATCAAAAGCCTCGAACCATGTTTCTTTTGTCTTTAGTCCATAGTCTTTTTGTAATTGTTCTAAACTATATGCAGTGTTTTTGACCATTGATTTTAGTTTGTCCTTGTTCCATTTTTCTTTGCTAATATATTTTGATATATCTTCTATTTGTTTTGTATCTAACACTTGTCCTTGAAGCATGTGCTCCCAGTTTAATGCTGCTTCTTGAATATCTTTTTCATATAACTTTTTAAACCTGTTCTCATAAAAGTGTCCTTTGTCTCTTAGAGTATCTTCTAGATTATCTAACATTGATCTTGTTCTAGTTAATACCAACCACTTACCTGAAGACATGTCTACATCTTCAAAGTTATCATATGGTGTTAGTCTTCCTTCATGTTCTTTTGGATTCCAACTTTTTTCAATTCTATTATCAACTCTGTTAATCAAACCATTTGCAAATTCATGTATCTTCTTTGGAACTCTTCTAGATTTTGTAAGAGGTAGTGGTGTTCCTTTTTGTGTTATAAAACTATCTACATCAGCACCAGCCCATCTAAAAACTGCCTGATCATCATCTCCTGCAATATAAGAATCTACTGTTTTACCCCAAATACTTTTAACCATATCCCATTGCATCAAAGATAAATCCTGAGCTTCATCGATAAAAACCGCATCAAAGTTTGGTGATACATCTTTTCTAGTAAACTCTAGAATCATGTCGTTGTAATCAATTAGATTATATTCTTTTTTATATCTTTTTAATTCTTCTGCTAAATGAATTAGTGTTCCATATTCGACATCTTGATTATGTTCTTTTAAATTATATTGTTGATCTATTGTTATGTTCCTAAGTTTTGCAAGATGTATGATTCGTAAGTAATCTGATTTTGTTGTAAACAATCCAGTCTCTTCTTCATCATAATCATTGTAGTCTAAGAACAAATGTTCTTTTCTACCTAAATCTTCATAATGTCTTTTCTGCATTACTTGATTCTTTTTAATACCTAGAGTTCTAAATGCTAATGAATGTAGTGTTCTAAAATGTGGGAGATCATCTTCTTCTAAATTAAATTTATCCATTGCTCTACCTTTAGCTTCGTTTGCAGCTTTCTTAGTAAAGGCAAAGTATCCAATACGATCTGGATTTGTAGTCTTTAAATAATCATCGACCTTATTCAGAAGGGTGTGTGTCTTTCCCGTTCCTGGTGGTCCTAACACTATTGTTCTCATATCGTCCTAACTTATTTCTTGTTTCATTTTTTCTTAGTATGTAAGCCTTAAAAGATCTCGTGTCTCCATTAGCTTCTTTAATACAATCCATTGCTTCTTTATACATACCCTGTTGCCATAACCATGCAGCATGATTTTCTAGGATTATGTTTTTATCTTTCATTAATATGGATCCTTCTCTTTTAATTTTCTTTCAGTATGTGAATTCTCTGGTTTCTCAAACTGATCTACTACCATGATACTCGGTCTTTTCTTACCAATGACAATTCTATCGTCTGTACAGTTGCAATATTCTTTTAGCATTTGTTGTGTAACCTGTGGTTTCTCTGGCCATTTCTTTCTTTGTAAATGTCCATGATAAAATTTATGAAATATAAATTTATGTTTACCATCTTCTGTATAAACATTTCCATTTAATATATCTTTCTTTGTAGTCTGCGCTGCAGTTCTATTTGTACAAAATTCTTCTAAATGTTCTTTCAATTGATCTACAATAGAAGATCCTTCTGGTGCTTTTATAACTTCTATTCCTTGTAATAGTTGATCTACATATACTTCAAATTCTTTTACCGTAACTCTTTTTGGTTTCTTATTTATTTGTTTTGCAACAGTTCTTCTAAATAATCTTTGTTCAATTAAGTAATCTATATTGTCTAGTTTTACTCTTTCTCCATCTACATTTACCCAATAATATGGTTCATCTAATTCTACTTTTTGTAAATCAGACAATACTGGAAATACAGAGTCACCACCAATACCATACTTCCTAGTTCTACATAGATTCTTATCACAATGATTACACATAGGATCTTCATTACATTTAAATCCTAAATCTTTACCATCGTTAAATTTTATTTTACCTTGAACTATTCTATCTTCTAAAGGTCCTTCGGGATGTTTCTCAAAATATTTGTAATTGAATGCATTTATTTTTGTTTGCCAACTATCTGGCCATTTTCTTTTTGCATATTGTATATACTGATAAATTATTCTATCTCTTCCATCTTTTATTTCTGATTGAACAATAGATTCAATACATGGTGGGCCATCACTAAATTCTGATTGAGGTCTTTTGATTTGTAATTTTTCTAACTGCTCTGGATTAAGTTGATATAATTCATGTAACAAATAAAAACGTTCCAGATTAACAGCTTCACCGTTTTCATTAAAGCAATATCTTGTTGTTTGATCACCATTAAAGTATGGTAAATTTAAAAAATTTCCTGTATCATCTTTGGATTTTAATTCTACTTGTTTAGGAAATACTTCTGAACCACCATAACCTAACACTGCACTAACTGAAACTAGTTTGTCCCTCATTAATTTTGCATCAACAGGGACTGTTGTAAAACAAAATACATGTGCACCACCTGACTTTGATCTAAATACAAGTAAAGGTAGATCTAAACTTTTTATTTTATCTATTAATTTTTTATGATCGAAACCTGCATAGGAATCAATATCAACACAACCCCATCTGCATTTATTATTTTCATTGATTGGAATAATACCAAGACTAGGTTCATTACCATTTAAATGGTCTTCCCACATTTTGTTGGTGACCATACCTCTTTGTACAAATGATTTACCTTTGATCTTTTGACCATCGGCACCTTTCTTGTCTACGTAAGTTACTCCATACGCACGTTCTAAACCAGAGAATATCTTTCTAAACTTTTCCATATATTTTTAATATGGGCGTGTCTACTCTCGCTTCCACGCCCACAACCTAGGATTCTAGTATGGTGATTTCTCTGTTTCTTCAGCTTCACCTTCATGTTTCACTTTAACTTCACCAGAACTAATTCTTTCAGCGAAGTCTTTTGCTACTCCATAAGTTGACTGATCTGAGATAGGGCCAATCTTACTGATATCCCAACCAAACCATGATCCTTTGTCATTAGTCAATTGAACTGACTTTAACTTATAAATATGGCTGAATGTTGGTGGGGTAAACAATCCATTTTTACCCTGCATCTTGATTGACATCATCATAGAGTTCCAAGCCCTGCTAACTTTTAGCTGAGTTCTAGTCATAGAAATCATACCTGTGCTTGGAGTGTTTCCAATAACAGTTACAAAGTGACTTGCCGTATTTTCCAAATAATTACCATTTGGTAATACATCTCTATTCATAGAGTCTCTTGTTGTAGTCTTTACAATAGGGTCATCTACTGCATGAATACTAACAAGACCTCCACCTAACTCTCTAGGTTTCCATTGGAGATATTCTCTCTTATAGAAACAAGGAAGAACTTGTAGTCCTTTATCACCATCAAATAATTCTTTAGTGACTGAGTTAAGTATCATACCAGGTTCTGCACCTTCTACGTATTTACCAGCATCTCTCTTGTTTACTTCAGGAGATAGCTGACCCAATACTTTCAGGAATGGTAACGCAAGATCTTCTTGCTCCATATTCTGAGAACCAACATTTGCATCAGCTTCAAATATATTAGCTGCTAATGCACCTGTGCTTTTTTTCGTTAGACTTGTGTCATTTTTCATAGTTATTTTTTCCTTTTTATGGTTGTTTTATTTCCAACAAATATGCTGAAAATTTCCGCTGGCATTTCTTTACCTGCCTCTATACGTTCACGGACTAACGCTTTCAGAGTCATGGGTTCAACCTTTAACTTTTGTGCAGGCTGAAGCCCCTGACTCTTCGCAAGTTCAGCATATTCTGCTGCCTTGTTGTCTTCTCCACGTCCAAAAGAAACTACCACATCATTCTTGATAATATCTTCTAGACCATTTTGTCGAAGCCAGTTAAAAGCCGCTTCTTTATTTGCCTGTGTAATTGTAGCATTATAGAACGGCTTGACATCTATCTGTGATCCATCCATAAGTTTGAGTTGAGATAACCCCATCTCAGACATCATAGTTGGAATTACTTCACCAGATATAACATCTAAATCTTTTTTCTTTTGTTTTAGTTTATCTTCAATATTAGATATTTCCT